TTCCCCCAAACCAAGGTTTTTAAGAACCTCTGCTACCAGCCCAGCGTCTTTAACTTCTGCCAGCGCATTGGCGATCTGCAGGTACTGCGAATGCGGGTTTTTCTCCGCCAAATGCGTCTGCATCACCTTGTCAGCGTAGGCCCGCACTTCAATAGCTTTATCATCAACATACTTACGGGTTGCCAGCACGATGGACGGATCGATTTTAAGCGTTACGGCGGCCGCGCTGTTGACGATTAAAATCATACGCACGGTCTGGGTACGGCCGCTGCCTTCCTGCAGCTGCGGCTTATAGGTTTCCGGGCAGTTCGCCACGGCAACCAGATCGCCATCGGCGTCAAACAGGCCGATTTCACGGATCCAGAAGCCCCCCTCGCCTTCAGGAATAATTTGCTCCGCAATAATCTGGCTGTTGTTAACCTCGTCAACGCTGAGCGAGTTCAGCGCAGCGCGACGTCTTTCACCAATAAGGGTGGTTTGTGCAGGATCGGGCGCCGGCAGTTGTCCGCCGCCGTCGCCTACGGCCATTTCGGTAATCTGCACTTTAGTGCCAAGCGCAGCCGCATTCGCTAACTTGGCTGCGCCCAGGTTGGTCAGCAGGGCAAAATATTTTGTCGTCATGCGTGTATGTCCGTCAGGTCAGTAATATGCACCGCCGCGCCGATATAACCCGGCCCGCCCACGGTGATGGTTTCAGAAGTCCAGGGATAAACGGTTAGCTCGTCGCCGCTATAAGCCGTAGCGGCGACCGGCAGCGCGCCGTTCACATCCAGGTTGATAGAGAGCCCGATAAGATGGCGACTGCAGGGCTTCGCATCAGCGATCAACCGCTCCAGCTCGTTATACATCTCTTCGGTAATGCCGGTATCCAGCACGCCGACATCAAGTCGAAAAGTGCCGGGCGTCTCGCCAGTGTTAAACCATTCATTAATGCGGATAAGGTAACCAAGCGGCTCCACCACGCGACGCAGCGAACCGATAGTGCCTTTATGCCGGTGAACATATTCAGATGCCGCGACCACGCTACGCCTGGTGGTTTCTGACCAGCTGGTATCCCAGCGATCCACCGACCATGCCCAGGCAAGCCAGGGCAGCAGCTCCACCGGGCAGGTATGCGCATTCCAGAGCTGGCGCAGCGGTACCGGGATATTTTCAAGCCTGGCGCAGGCCTCAGCGGCGGCGACCTCCAGTAATGAAGAGCCCGCCGGCAGCAAACGATCACTCATCAGAGCCCCCAACCGTAATCTGCCAGCCGGCGCACCAGGCGGCCTGCGTCTTATCCAGCACCATATCTTTAGCGGGTTCCGTCAGCTCAACGCGCTGTACGCCCTCAACATGCAGCGCGGCATACAGCGCCGATCGGCGAATATCCCGCCCAAGACGCGCCTGAGCGCTGACAAAGGCGGCAAGCTTTTTCTCGGCGGCAGCGCGTATCGGCTCCGCTTCCGGCCCCGGATAGAGGTAGAGCACAGCGTCAACCCTGTAGTCCACAATCCTGGCTGACTGCACCGTGACGCGATCGGCAACCGGACGCACGTTCTCATCGTTCAGCGCGTGGTTTACTACCTCCAGCAGGTCAGCAGCCGCCTCGCCGTTCCCCTTGCGCGACAGCACCGTAACGGTAACGCAGGCGGGCGAGGGGCTGATGGCTGAGGCGTCCGCTACCCGGCCATCGGCGCTTTTCGCATGATACTCGTAGGCGCCGGTTGGTCCGGCCACGCTTAGCCCTTCAAAGGCGGCGGCCACGCGCAGACGAAAGTTATCGTCGCTTTCCATTACCGCCGGCGTCGGCGGGATGGTTGAATCATCCGCAGGCTTCAGCGTCAGACGCTTAACGCCGTTATTGGCGCCGAGCTGATCGAGGTCGCTGCCGATGGCATAGGCCACCATATTGGCTTTTGCCGCCTCGTTTACGCGCTGACGCAGAATTATTTCGCGATAGGCATTTTCCTGCAGTAGCTTAACGATCGGTTCAGACTCCAGCGCCAGCGTGCGCGAGATAGCCTCCTGCTGATCGGCTGGATAAAGCGAGATCAGCGCGATCTTCCGTTCCTCCAGCAATATTTCATAGTCCAGCGCTTCGACCACATCGGGCACCGGAAGCTGGCTCAGGTCAATGGTTGCCATAGTTTCAGCTCACAGGAATGGTTAGTGAAAAATCCTGCGCCGTATCGGTGCGGCTGCCGGCGATTTCCACCGCCATGCCGCCGTCAAACGCAGGTTCATAGCTGATAGCGGTCAGCTTTATGCGCGGTTCCCACTGCAGAATCGCCATATAGCAGGCCGACATAATTTGCAGGCGCAGCGATTCATTTTGCGGCTGGTCGATCAGAGCTGACAGCAGCGAGCCGTACTGGCGCCGCATAACTCTGGATCCGATCGGCGTAATCAAAATATCGCGCACCGACTGGCTGATATGCGCCAGATCCGTTATCGCCTCGCCGCTTTCGCGACTCATACCGGTGTAGTGTTCCGTGGTCATAGTGGTGTTCCCGTTACGCCGCCGCTGTCGCCTTTATGTTGATGCGTATGCAATATTTTGCCGTTGGAGCTGAGCTGTCCGCCGCTGTGCAGCACGTCGCCTTGCAGCATGCCGCCCCCGGTCAGTTCAAAGGTGGCTGCCTTCAATTTTTGGCTACATTCCACCAGCGGGCTGTCGAGGGTAATTTTCCCCGCCGCCTTAATCAGCGCGGTCTGGATGCCGGTGGCGGTTAGCGCGCCGCTATTCGGTTCATATTCGATCACCGCGCCATCCGGGAAGGACCAGTGCAGCGCATCCGCCGAGGCTGACGGCGCCGGATGGCTCTCCGAGAACACGCCCGGCAACACAAAGCCGGTATTTAGCTCGCCGCCCAGGCTAAGGATCAGTACCTGCTCGCCTACGGAGGGCGCGCTCCACGCCCGCGAGCGTCCGGCACGTCCGGTAAGCCAGGGCAGCCATCCGGTAGTGTTTTGTCCCGTATTCACGCGGCATGTCCCTTCGTCCAGATTGACGGCGGATATGGTGCCGATACGGATGATGTTGCGCAGCAGGCGCATAATTTCGTTAAGGTGTCCGTTCATGAGATGAATTTTGCGCAAAGCCGGCGGGCGGCGCTATCTCTGCCGGCTTGCTCATCCACCAGTAAGAAATGTTCGCCAAAATGCGCTTCCCTGCGTTGCGCCGCAGCTTTAGCTGCCATTAAAGCGTCGGACAGAGTTGTCGACCGGCTCTTCTGCCAGACCGGAGACGCTTTTGATCGGGAATGTTGTTTGACAGCAAAAAACCGCGCCGGCGCGGAAGGGATGGCGCCGGCAGGCGCGTATTCGGGGGAATAATCGTCGGCAGATGATAAAGCGGAGGGTTACGCGCTAACGTCGGCAGCAGCAGACGCCGGCACAGCAAAAACGCAATCAGACCGGACGAACGGCCAATGCGCCAGCGCAGCGCAGGGACGAAGGCGGCAGCCGCATCCTGACCGCCGGCCTCAATATGCTTTCAGGCTGGGTTACGCGTGCAGCTCGCTAAGCAGCACGCCGTTCACATACAGCCGTATCGGCCGGTTGACGTTTTCCGGCAGCGGCGGCTCGCCGAGGTGGTCAACGTGCAGCGCGTCCTCTTCCTGCCGTACCATCACGCGTTCGGTCAGCTGCAGATCAATGTTGATATTGCAGCACGCGTCGCTTACCGCTTCCGTTTTGAAAGTGAAACCGGTGCGGCACTTTTCCGCGCTGGCCATCATCTCCGGCTGATTTTCCCGCAGCCAGACTAAAATCGGCACGATAATCAGATCGATATCGTCCGTATAGTCGGTAACAATCAGCCTGAGCTGATAGTGATATTCAAACGACAGCGACGGCGCGAACGTGGAGACAATTTGTCCTGACGGCATCAGCACCTGCAGGCGTGCGGGATTTTGCGCCAGCAGCGGAACGTGATTAATCAGCGTTTCGCGCAGCGATTTCGGCTTTAACATCATGTTGCTCCTGGCATTCTTTGATCATTTCAATCTGCAGTCCGCACGAAACCAGTGCGGCTTCCAGCTGGCGGTTATCCGCCGCCAGATCGCCCTGCGTCTTCAGGTGATTTCCCGGCACCGGACAGCTGGTCACACGCGGACAGCCAGTCCAGATAAGCACGGGCGTTGCTGAAGGCGGGACGCGTGTGCAGCCGGATAACATCGTCAGGCAGAGCAGTAGCAGACCAGCTGCGTAGTGTCGGGTTTGCATCGTTTTCCCTTTGTATTTGCAGTTCACGGTTAATCGCGGCAGAGCTGGCGCGGCCCTGCTGCAGGCGGAGCGTGGCTTCGCGCTTCGCGCTTTCACGCGCCTCTTCGTTCAGGCGGTTAATGGCCCGATCGCGGCTTTCGATCCCGGCAGAAAGCGTGCCAATAGCGCGCTGCGCCTGCGCCAGATCGCTTTCGGCCACCGAGAGTCGCCAGTACACCACGCTCAGGGTCGCCAGCGACGCGGCCAGCAGCAGAGCCAACAGACGCATCATGCCGCCCCCTTAAGGCACAGAGCCAGTTCGCGTTCGCGACGGTTTTGCAGCCCCTTGCTGAAAACGCCGTTGACATAAACCCAACGCTTCAGCTGCAGGCAGGCGCTGCGCCACTGGCCCCGCTTGATAAATGTCGCCAGCGTCGAGTTACAGGCGGCGCGCACGCCAACGTTAAAGGCGAACGATACCACCGCGTCATAGACTTCCTGCGGCATATCGCTGCGCATACAGGCGGCTATGCCGCGCTCGATGCGCATCACGTCATACACCAGATTGATCGCCGCCTGACGCTCGTCGATCTCACTATGCGCCGTCACCCCTTCGGTATGGCCAATGCCGTTCGTCCAGACGCCGGCGCTGCACTGATAGGGCGAGGTGCGGCAGCCTTCAGCATCGGCAATCAGCCGCAGGCCGGCCTCAGATATTTTCAAGACTTCAAATTGCGGCAGCAGCGCGGCTATTGCCAGCACGGCCGCTGCGGTACAGCGTTTAACAATCTGGCTCAAGGTTCACTCTCCCTGTGTGCCCTTCCGCCGCAGCTCATACATTTTGCGGCGGTAGTGCCAGTTAATAAAAAACGTCGCTATGTTGATCATCAGCGTCACTACGGCAACGCCGGAGCCCACCATAAAGGCGATATCCTGCGGCGTATGACGGGCGAACCACATCAGCACAATGCCGATCAGGTAGTTAACCAGCGAACTGATTTTCTCCATAAGCCGTTAATCCCACAGATTAACGGTTTCGCTCGTTGCGGCTTCCGGCACTGCCGGCAGCGTGATTTCACAGCCATGCGGTAGCACTGGCCCGCGTTCGGCCAGCCCAGGATTGGCTGCATATACCAGTTCAACCACCTGCTGCGTATGTCCGTAATAGCGCAGACAGATCTCATCAACGGTATCGCCCTGTTGTGCATAAACGTTCATCGCAGCCTCCCCAGCAGTCGTTCGACCTTTTCAGCGATCTGGCGAACTACCGGCCAGGCGCGACAGCGTTCAGCGATGAGACGCGCCAGCGCTCTGGCTATTAGCCTGATGATGACGCCCCGATACCGTTTCGCCAGCGCGCAGCCCTGCAAAATCACGCTTTTTAGCGCTGCAGGCAAAGAAGCAACGGCTTCTTTAATCCACGGCTGATAACGCCCTTTGGCAGCCGGTAAACCGGCTACCTTTCCAGGCGGCTCGGCAGCTTTTGCCAGCCGCCATTTTTTTAATAATGTTGAAATCATTTCATGGCCTCTTGTTTATTAGGCGGCAAAGGAAAAACAAGGTGAGTTCAGGTCAATATCAATTTTGCCCTATCCCGCTTTTGCCTCAACCAAAGCTCGTCCGCTCAGAGAGGAATAAACAACAGCCGCAGCCATAAGCGCTTATTTGCCGTTAAGGCAGCAGCGATCCAGGCATTGCCACGGGCTAACCTCGCCGGTCGGCTATATGTTCTGATTAAGGGAATAAAAACGGGCGGCCATAGTCCTTAGTCGGACATGATGAAGAAGGAATTAAAAAAGGAATAATTGATGACGCGCCCCGGCGGCGGAACAACCGCAGACAGAGCAGACAGAGCAAAGAAGGTAACAGCAGGCGATAAATAACCGCGAGAGCAGGCGTTAACGTTAAATAACCGCGCCGGGAAACATTCTGCTGTTTCCTTCAGGCGTTATTATGCGATAGCGTCGGGGGAATCAGCGGCATAAATAAACAGCACAGGGCCGCAACTATAAGCAATTACGTTAATGCCCTGTTTCATACTGTCGCCAGGAAAATAGTTTCCTGCTGACAATATTTAATGGCCGCTAATCTTAAAGCAGCTCTCCGTATGCGTGTGTAAAAGTTACAGCTCAACGGGTTATGTCTTATTCATCATGGTTTAAAATTCCGTTAACGTTGCCGCCGCATTATTTATCAGCGGAGAGCGCCGAAAGGGCTGCCGAAAGTTGATTACTCTTTACCCCACCCTTGCCTGCTATTTCAGCGATCAACGCCAGCGCGATCTCCCGATCGCGTTCCCGGCAGGATCCCTGCGTCGTTAGTCTGGCGATCAGCTCAACCCGCTCAAGCATTACCTGTTCTTGTAAATCCATTTCTGCACTCCCTCCTCCATCAATTACTGTATACATATACAGTATCACAGCATGAGTTTCGATATAAAGAATTTTCAAGCCGGCACTAGCCGTAAATATCGCGCTGATATATATGCTTTTTCACAACATGGCTTGTGCGCGCATCATCACAGTCAAAGCTGGGTAAACGCGCGACTATTCGTCGTTCCGCGCTAAAAAAGCCACTATTCGCCTGGCGTCAGGCGCCGCTTAACTAGTAATTTTTCTAAGCGATGGAAACGTACCAGCGGGCTTTCTTTGCCGTTTTGTTTCGTCGCGCGAAATAGCTCGCCATTGACGACGCTGCGAAACCAGCGCCCGGCAATTTTCGTTTCCGTGCCGCCGATTAAACGCACCGCCAGCGCCCGACTGATGGTTTCACCGGTTAGATCGCGCACCTGACCAATCACTTTGGCGCAGGCCGCCTCCGTTTTATCCGCCCGCCGCAGCGCGCGCCGCGGTTTCGATGGCAGCCCGGCTTTAATTCGCGCCAGTATGCGGCGCCGTTCCTTGCGGCTGAGCCTCTCCAGCGTTTCTCGCCCTCCGATCTCCACAGGTGCCGTACAGTTATTGACAGAACTCCAAGGCGACGCTGGCGCTCCTCTGCCAATAAGCTCAGGATCCGCTGCGCGCTTCGGTACGATTTTCCATGATATCAGGCGGGTCAGAATCGGCGTGTCATGCCCTACCGCAGTAGCGTAGACGCCCTTAATACGCAGGATTTCCTCACCGTAGCGGTTCCACTGTTCGCCAGGCTGATACCAGGCGCGTACCGCCAGCTCATCGCGACGTACAAACGGGCCGCCCTGAGCGTTAACGTAGGCCGCCCAGTCGCCGGCATCGGCGGCGTCATGCGCGGCGGCAAACTCTACGCTCAGGGCGCGCGCGGCTGCGCCGTCAGCCATACGGCGCAGTTCGCGCCAGACCGTTACCGGCGCGCCGCCGACAAACTGAAACTGGCGAATATGCCAGCGCGCCGCCCATGCGGAAACGGCGGCGGCGGTCTCTTTCAGCGTCTTGCCGCTCTCGTTATCCCGCTCGCCCTCCAGCGCATAGCCGTCGATATTTTTAGAAATATATTTCGCTATATAGCCGGTGGCGCTGCCCTTCTGCGGATCGATCGGCTCAGCATGAAAGCGCGCCCGTCGGGCTTTCGCCGTCGACAGCTCGCCGCTCTCCTGCTGGCAGGCATAATCACGCATCGTTTGACGCACCTGCTCCACCGCTTCCGGGCGCATAAACATCAGCATATGCCAGTGCGGCGTGCCGTCATGGTGCGGCTCCGCGACGCGGATACCGAAAATGCGAATATTGGCGCGATGCAGCCTGGCGCGGATTTTCTGCCAGAGATGGCAGAGATAACGCTGGGTTTCCGTTGGGCTGGCGCCGTTCCATTTACGATTACGGTGCCCGGTTTTGATGGTGGCGTGATAGCTGCCCGGCGCGGTCAGGGTATAAAACTCGCCGACGAACCCCATCTGATGGCAGATATTTTCGAAGCCGCGGATACGGGTCATCAATTCACAGCGGCGAATCGCCGGGTTAGCCACGCTGCCGTCATACTTATCGATCAGGCTGACGCGATTGCCCTCTTCATCCTCCAGCTCCATCCCCTTAAGAAATTCGCGGATACGGCGTTTCTGCTCGCGCCACTCAATAACCGTCATGGTACTGGCGTAGGGCGTATGAATTTTGCTGACGTTTGCCAGCGCAATTTGCAGATGTTCGCGCCACGCGGCGGCCACGCGGCGCAGCTGGCCTCGCCACCACCTTTCGTTCTGCATGCGCAGAATAGCCGGCGTCGCCTCTTCCGGGCTGAAAAAACGGGAGGCGACTCTGTCCCACAGCGGCGGCGTCTGTCCCAGATGGCGAGTAATAGCGGCGGCGGTTATATAAATGCGGTGCGTATAGCGATAGTCAGATTCATTCGCCACCTGCCCGTGCGCCTGGGTTATCTCCGCCAGGATAAAGCTGGCGATATCTCCGGCCAGCAGATCTACGTCGGCGCGCGTCATATCGGGCAGGCGGTTAACGCGTTTTACTAATTCCCATAGCGCGCCTGCGGCTCTGGCCGCGCCCTGCTCCACGGCGGCGTTAGCGGCCAGCAGGCTAACCGTGCCGCGTTGCAGCGGCTCCGGGCGATAGCGCTGGTTGACCATCTCAACGCGCGGCAGCGTACGTTCCATGAAGTTTTTTAACAGATAAGCGTTGGCGCGGGCCGCGCCCTGGGTGACCTCCAGATCGTTCAAACGACGTCTGACGTCCCGCTGCACCAGAGTCGGCTGCTGTTCCAGCAGGCGCTGCGCTTCAGTTAACGCCGCAATCATCCGATCGCGGCGTTGGATCTCTCCATAGGTAGGATAGGGGCTGGCGATAGCTTTCCGCGGCGCGTTCCACGGGTAAGCATATTCCTGACTCATTATCGCCCGCCCTGATAATGCCGGCTTTTCAGCTCCGCAATTTCCTGGCAGGTTATGCAGCGCGTTACGCCATGAATGGCGCGGCGGCGGGCTTCAGGGATGGCGCTGTCGCACTCTTCGCAGAAAATGGCGCTGACCTGTAGCGGACGGCGAACCACCGCCGCGATATTCCGTTCCAGCGCCTCGTCCAGGTTCTGCTGTTCTAAATCTATCGCATCCATTAATGCAGCTCCCACGACGCGCGCTGGTAACACTCAGCTTCCTGGCGCAGCAGCTCCGCCGCCTCGGCGCCGTTAAGATCCAATAGATTAATACGCAGAGCGATCGCCACCAGGCGTACAGCAACCGCCAGCGCGCACTCTTTACGTTCGGCGGCGATAATCGCCTGCAGCGCGGATTCATCCACTTCAAATAACTCGTTTTCGCTATTTAGCATGAGGTTTTCTCCTGTTTTCAGGCATAAGCATGCCCGGCGGGTTTACGCCATTTACGGATATTGATAAGAAATAAATTTATTTATGCAGACAGAAAACTGTCGGCGACAGAAAACTGCCGCGGCAAAATACGCCCCCAGCGGGATAGCTGATTCATGGCGTTAATAATCTGTTCGCGGCGCTTTTCATCGAAAGATTCAAAGGGTCTGCCGACGTCGTCCGCCCGGAATGTTCCCGGCGCGTCACGGTTTGCCAGCGCCAGCACGCAAAATTTAAACGCCTCATTCTGGCGATTGAAGTAATTCAGCGCCGGATTGCGATTATTGTTGCGCCGCTGCCGCCACGTTTTCCGAAATTCCTCAAAGGTCATTTTTTCAACTTTATCCGCGCGGGCATGTACCAGCCAGATGGTTGTAAAAGGCGCTTTTGCGCGCTGCGGCGCAAGCGCGAGAGCCGTACGCTTCACCATATTCCAGCACTCTGTTGCTCTCCTCACGGCCAGTTCGGACAGGCGCCCTGCCGGGAGAGATATGTTATTCGCATCAAAAATTCACTATTTGTGAATTATGCGCCAACGATGATTTGGAAGCGCGAATGCCCCAGCGCCTCGCGTACCTGCCTCTCTTTCCATTGCGCGTAGAGGATTCTCACCCTGCCGGTGGCGCGCCGTTTTCCCTTCTTGATCCGGCGCGCTTCAATAGGCAGGCAGGGGTTTTCGCCGGTGGTCCAGCGACGAACGGTACGCAGAGAAACCCCCTCCAGCGCCGCAAACTCAGCGGCATACACCTTTTCACGGGGGATTTTGACGATTGTAATTTCACTAGTCATATAGCATGATTCCCAGTTAGCCAATTTACGCCATCCCTGGCCAATAAATGCCGATTAATGCCAACGATGGATACCTTTTTAGGAATAGTAATTCGATTTACCGCATTACGCAATACGTGAGGACGTTTTTTAATGGCATTTAATATCACCTCAACTAATGAACAGGTTCTGGATCGCATCTGCGAGGTCTACGGCTTCCATCAGAAAGTGCAGCTGGCGCGACACTTCGATATCGCCGCCAGTTCGCTGCAAAACAGGTATACGCGCGAACATATCTCCTTTGACTTCGCCGCGCTTTGCGCCCTTGAAACCGGTGCCAGCCTGATGTGGATCCTCACCGGTCAGGGCGAGCGCTTTCCCGGAAAAGGGGATTTGTCCGCTGATAAAAGTGAAGTGTGCAGGCTGGAGAAATTCACATTAAGTGAAGGAGAGTTAGTTAAGACCGGCAGCTTCGCTATCGATCGCAGCGTCATCAGCAAGGCGACGGCGCAGGTTCAGTGCATCGAGTCTGACGGCACGCTGTTTTTTGTCGAGCAATCGACCGCGCTTTCCGACGGCCTGAAGCTGGTAGATATCGATGGTACCGTCAGCATTCGTGAAATTGCCGTCCTGCCGGGCAAAAAACTGCACGTTACCGGCGGCAGAGTGCCGTTTGAATGCGCAACAACTGATATTGGCGTATTGGGTCGCGTGATAGGATCTTATAACGAGACTAACTAATAGCCGTACGAATCCCCTCCGGCACCAGCGGAGATTATCAGCCCGCGGGGCTGAGAAAGCGTTTACGGTTTAATTAGCCGGGCGAAAGCGGTGATAAACAGAGAGGCGAAAAAGGATAATAGCGGTAACTTATGGCATCCTTTTTCATCTTTGAGCCGCTGATAAACATTATATTATCGCCCTGCGCCGTTTAAGGCAGATAAATATCTGCAGGTTCAGGCGACGGCAAAATCAGCGCGTTGAATGATTAACTCCATTCGCTTAGAATATTTCAGGAGGCGTTTTTTGTGCCTGTTTTCACCGGCGCGAAAGCGGTTATTCTCTTCCTTCAGCTACTTCTGACAGACTCATACAGAATGTCTGCGCACTGTTGTTACGATTTTTATTATATGGAAATAGTGATGAAAAAACTTCTGGGGTTAGCTACCTTACTGCTTTCTTTTGCTTCGCATGCAGCATTTGTTCATCCGTTGGATTTCGATGGCTCTGAGGCGCAAAAAACAGAGGTTATCGACTACATTAAAGACCGGGTATATCAGGATTACTGCGATAGCGGCCTGGATATGTGCCAGCCGACAACGCTGCGCATGATGGAAAAACAGAATCTTTCCGCTTTTAAAGCGTTAACCACAGCCAAAAATCGTGCCGTGCTGGATAATGTTATCGCCACCTACTGTGACAGCGCGCTGGATATGTGTACCTACGCCAATCTCGATATGATGTACAGGCAAAACGTTAAAGCCAGCAATGAAACTTTAAGTTGGTAA